GTTAAGGCTTGTTAATGCCGACTGCCGCTGGGGCGTTGGCCGTTCAGCTGGCGATATTGGCCTGTTGGGCTGGCCAGGGCCGCCAGGTTGAGGGGACAAGGCAGCTGAAGGAGGTGCCTGGGCTAACCCTGGTCGAGCCGTCATAGCCGCCGCAGCCACCTGATTAGCAGCGGCATCTATCCGCATATTCTCCACTATTTGACGGGCTAATAAAGCCGTCTTGAATATATATTTATCTATCAAAGGCCTGTATTCAGGCGCAACGTCGTAATAGCTGTCTTCCTTCTTTTTCAGCAGCCCTATTAAATGCGCTATATGGTTAGCCCCCGGGTCAGGGTCAAATTCCTCGCCCTGGGCAAGCCGCGTCCAGATGTCCTGAATGTCCTGGGCTTCCGCAGGATTGGGTTTTGGCGCTTCGCCTATATACCTTTCTACGTCTTCTTTGCCCAAAAGCTTCATCGTGTCTGCCGTTAAGTTGTAATTGCCTCTCGGGTTAAGCTGGGGATTAGCCCATATTGTCTGCTGCAGGTTGGCAAAGAGCCACATCTGTATTTGCTTCTCAAGGGCTTTCGAGCCTGCTAAAAGGTCGGGGTTCATATAAACGTCATAATTGCCCCTCAAGCTCTCAATAGACAAGTTCCTGATTAGGTGCTCGCCATCTTCGCCCAATACCCTCTCGCCCAGAGAAGGCGGCGCCCAGTCCTGATACATACTAACATATATATTCAGCGCCTCGCAGATGTCGTGTTGTATGCGTTTCACCCATAACGAAAACTTGGTCTCGCCCTTTTCAGAAACCAGCATATCCCTTGTGGCAGTGCCTGATACATTTGCGCCTGTTGTCAGGAAATAGCTTGCCGCGCCTGTCAGCTTTTCAAGTATATCCATCAAAAATTGGATATCCTTGTCAGCCCACGCCAGAGAACGGCTTATATTCGGGAAAAATACGGCTTTTCTGGCATCGCCAGACACAGGATAAACGGTCATTGGTATAAGTTCCTGCTCCTCATTGATATAGCCCTCATCGAAATTGGCAAAGCCAAACGGGCAATTCTCAACATATTGAAAGTCGGATTTCTGGTTATAGGTATTGTTCATAGCGTTAACAACGGGAGCTATCAGCTTGGGCAGCGAATGCCCCCTGATTTGGCCGGGAACTTTAATAAACGCACCGCCTGCAAACGGCAGCTTGCCCAGTCGGTTAATTTTCCTTAAGGGCTTGCCTGATAGCAATGTCCTGGTAACAGGCTCTACAAGAAAGCGGTATTTTTCCTTGCGGCCATTTTTCTTATACTGGCCATACCATTCATATAAATCTATCTCAAACACCCTTAAGTCGCTGTCGGATATGTCGCTTATGCCTAATTTAGCGGCTCTCTCTTTTGACAATGTCTTGCGTTTTGCTTCCAAACAGGCATTTTTGAGCTTGGCAATAAACGCCTCTGTTTCCATAGCCAGCGGCCTGAAGCGGCCTTCCTCTATCATATCAATGATGTCCATTGAGGTCATATGTATAACGTGTATAAAAAAGGGCAGCTGCTGAATATCCTTGCCATACGCAGGCAGCAATATATCCTCAACATTGGCCACGTTCTCGATTATGCCTTTCTCAAAACGCTTTTTCTCGGTCTTTATGGCATAACCGCCATTTTTCCTGGGAATGCGCCTGTCAACCCATTCATACCATACCTTCCAGTATATTTTAAGCATTGAAAAGCCCTGCGTTACCCTGTTATGGATAAAATCGTCTATTTCGGGGAATACGTTGCTTTCGTTCTTGGATACCGCCCATTTGGTAAATCTGGTCAGGTTGTCCTTATTGTCAACATCATTTTTCTCGGTAGCCTTGAAGTAGATAGTGTCAGGGTTCCAGCAAGTGGCTAAAAGGGTAGCCTGGTATATATCGCAAACAGCCGCGCATAAATTCAAGTTCCTGTCCGACTGCCATTCTTTTTTGCTTAAATTTTCCAGGATAGAAGGCTTTTCCCCGTAGTAATGCTGCAGGTCTTTTTTGCGCTGTTCAAGATAATCAGCCATACAATTATAGCCGCAGGCAGCGTCATCGCATACCATTGCAGCTATTTTATCCGCCTCGTCAGCTCCAAAGCTGTCGCTTGCAAGGTCAAGCTCTACCCGTTCAGGCGGTTTCTTTTCAGGTTCTATCTTGAGGGGTATATCGCCAAATTTTTCTATTTTCCGCTTGTTTTTAGCCATTATTCGCCTTTCTCATAAGTCTTTTTAAACAGCTCGATTTTTTCTTCCAGTATCCGCTGGCGAGTTTCCTTGTCGGATATCCTGCCTTTATTGTAAAGCTCGTTAAGCTCTTTCAGCTCTTTTCTGGCTTTTTTCAGCTTATCAGCCATCATTGCCCACCATTTCGAATTCGTGCTCCAGCTTGCTGCCGCATTCGGGGCAGTGCCTCATCAGCTTATCGGCAGGGATTACATCGTTGTGCCTGCAAGTCCTGTATACCAGCTTCATTATTTCCTCATTAAGAGGGTCGCCTTCCTGCGCTATTGACATATCAGTATAATATAAATAGCAATACTTCCTGCAGCACCTTTTCATCATATTTCCCCTTAATGCTTTAAAATCCTGTTTTTAATGCCCTTTAATCCCATATACTGGGCTACTTTGTTGGCTTCTACCCTTTCCCTGTATGCCTGCACCTTTCTGGCGGTTAAAAGCTGGTTAATAGCGTCTTTTATTTCACCGATAGCGATAAACAGCTCTTGTCTGGGGCTTTTATTGTCAAGCCATATCTGCAATTCGGTTTTATCGTCCTTGCTTGCGCGCCTTACAGCAAAGACTAAATCGTCAACGTTAACAAACTTGTCAGGGTCTTTCCTGAACTGCTCCTGCTTCTTTTCCAGCTTATCTTTAGCTTCCCCCACTATATTCCCCCTTTCTCAATACATACTGCCCTGGTTAGCTGCCCATATCCTGTTCTTATCAATATATTTAGGATTGCTCATCGCAAGATAGCGGACTAAATCAGGATAGTGCTTGTATTTTTCTACCAGCCCTGGCCTGTTCCTGATATCGCCGCTTTTAGTATTCGGGTCTTTATGGGCATATCTTAACATATGCCTGATAGTGTTCTGGCAGTTGTCAGCCACATAAAAGCGCGGTGTTATCATCATTTGCCCGTCTATATACTTATATCGCAATAAATCCCTTACTTTAAGATGCCCTGCCTCGATAGCGTCAATGCCGTCAATGAACTTGAGCCCCTGCTTGGCAAGTATCTTTTTCGGGGTCGTAACAGTATTATTGCCGTCCCTTTCGGCTATCCTGATAGTTTTATTGCCAAAATTGGGGTCGATTATCCGCTTGTAACATTTGCAGCCAAACACGTCAAAAATAGCGTCTTCCTTGATTTTTATGATGTTAACGTAATCATCATAAGTGTTGTCATCGCTCAAAATATCGTTAAACGGCCTGTTGGGATATTCGTCTATTGTATAAATGGTATTGGTCTGGTCTACAACCGCCCATATCATTGCCCAGGGCTTGGCATCGTGGGGGTCTAATACGTGGTATAAGGTAAGGCTCTTGCCAAAAGGCAAGTCGTCATAAGGGATTACGTGAACATCGCTGCTGAATTGCGGATATATCCGCCCTGCAAGGTTAATAGGTATGCCGAATATGCGGCTTTTAATCTCCTGTCTGGTCATCAGTTCCATATCACGCCTTACCCGTTCCTGGTTTATATGGGGATTTTCCGTAGTCCAGAGGAAAAATATGTCAATATCGCCCTTTCTGGCTATCCTGGGCAGGTCTTCGTCCAGCTCCCGGCAGTAATCCGCCTTGACGATTTCATAATTCTCGAACAGTTCTTCCAGCAGCTCGGTCATTCCTTTCAGGCTGGTCATTGTGATAATCAACCGCCCGTTTCGGTCTAACAGCCTCATTTTCGTTTCAAGGTATATGTTATACGGGCATTCCTCGTCAAGCCAGACTAAATCAATGTCATCGGAAGCGAACGCCTCAACGCCCTGGTCATAGCTCTTAAACATAAGTATCGTGCCGTTTTTCAGCTTCAGCTTCCTGTTGCTGAAGCCATTGACCTCGTCATACCGCCCGTATTCGATTAGGTTTTTCGGTATTAACTCCCATATCTTGCGCTGTTGGATAGATACAGAAACCTCGAACGTTTCAGCGGCGCACCATATCCTGGCGCCTGCATTGTCCCTGGCGTATTCGATGACCGTATCAGCCCCTGCAGTAGTCTTGCTTGACCTGTTTCCGCCCAGTAACAGCCTGATTGGGGCTTCAGACACAAAAAACGCCTCCTGGAGAGGCAACCTGTCAAAGAACGCCAAAGGGTTTATGTATTTGTACTTGCGTATTTCCTCAAGTTCAGCTATAGCTTTATACACGGCCGCATTCATAGGACGCCCCTGTTTTACTATTCTTCTTCTGTATCGCTATCGCTATCGTCGCCTATCAGCTCATTGGCCAATAGCTTCACCCGCTGTTTCAGCTCAATTCCGCTCATATTCTTGTATTTCTCGAACAAATCTTCCGTAATGCCGTGGTCAACTTCTTTCTTGTCTCTCATATTCGATATGTTTACCGCAAGGAATTTTGCATAGCTTGCAGAATAATGCCCTAACAACGCCCCCTCGCTTAATTTATCTATACATATTTTCTTACATTGTTCATATATATCATATAACTCTCGTTTAAAATATTTGCTCGTCGGGGTCAACCAACTATGGAGAGTTGCATAATTGATGCCTATAGTCCACGCAAAGTTCGTTAGCGTGGGCAGCCTTCTGGGCATATATTGCCATACTCCGTTCAATTTTACCTTTTCCACTATCGGTTCATTGTAATAATCATACATCTTTTTAGGCAAGTCATCGGTATATATGCTTTCTCTGCCTTGCCTTCGCCTGCCTTTTATGCCCGGCCTTGGCCTCTTTTTGCCTTTTCGCAAGTGCTTGGGGTCGATTAGGTGGGTGCCGTTGGCGGAGAGATACCGCTTTTCACCATCTTCGGTGTATACTTCCTTCAGGTCTTTTTTTCTGACTTTAGGCTTTCCCCTCTTACTCATCTTCTTCTATCCTCGCCAGTATCCATCTGTCCTTGAGGACGATTACGTCCTCTTCTATCCTGTCAATGTTGGCCCGCTTGTCCAGCTTCCGGCCTTCGTTTCTGGTATATATAATAATATCGCCTGGCTTGAGGTCGTTATAGAACTCACTTTCAGGCGATATTGAGATGATTATTGCCCTGGGGGTTTCTTTGTAGCGTTTGTAGGTTAGGGCTGTGTCCGGGATAATCAGGTTGCTTTCCCGGCGCTTTTTTTCCTCGATTTTCCGGGCGATTACCGTTTTATGGATTGCTTTGTAGCCGCCGCTTTTTTCCATTTATCCTGCCCTCTTTTAATTAACTTTATCCACAAGCAATATATTTATACAACTTACTTATCTACAGATAATTAGGAAAATAATGCTAAACTTATCCACAGGTTATTCACAATCTTAAACTATATCAAATCGTATCATTTTATATCATTTAAAAGTTATCCACAACCATAAATATCTATCAATAAACATTTTTTAATAAATCGTCAAAAGTTATCCACAGATAATTTTAAAACGCGACTACGTTAACCAGGATAAGATAACGAAAAATCCCAGTTGAAAAAACCTATAATAAATAATGCAGAATATACCAAGAATTAGGGAAAAAATGGCATTTGCTTTTATCAGCTTAGTCTTTATCGCAAGACCCCAGCGCCAGGCTTTTATCCTATTATCAGCTGTTTATGACTTGACAAATCCAGTCGGGTCGTAGCCAAAACCCAGGTAACCATTTTTTTTGTCGGAATTACATGTTTACAGTCTACCAATTCCGCAAAAGAACGACTAAACTCGTTATCTTATTTTTTTGCACTGTAATTATACACTATCCAACAATTGAAAACAAGGATAAAAAAAATAAAAAAAACACTTGACAAATTATTCCTTATGTGGTATAGTTTAGGTAACCTTAAAAAGAAAGGAGTGGAAAGATGAATACAAAAGAATTTGCACAATCAGCTATAAAAGCAGGATATACTGGCTCACAATGTAAGGGCTGGGATTGGATAAGGGGCAACGTGGAAAAATTAGACCATATTTTTAAAAAGCCAGAATATAAAAATTGCAACGGAATGAAGTATAAGTGTATGCCTATAATTTTAGGCGATGATGAATATACCAAGTTAGAAAAAGATGTGCTTGCAACGGCTTGGTATTTAAACAACAAAAGAGAGCAAAAAGAGGAAGAAGAAAAGTATAAACAAGATATGCTTCAGAAGGGATTTTATCCTTTAACAAGTGATATGGTTAAGCAGGCGTATGAAAACAATAAAAAGCTGCTGGTAAATGCTACTGTGAATAATGATTTTGCCACAATAAAAATAAATAAGGTTTACAAGCCAGCATTATTCAATGGGGAAACCTGGGGGCTAATGAAACCAAGAGCAAGAACGAGAGGCTATCGTTTAAG